CTCTGCTCAACCCAAGTTTTCAAGAAAAACTCTGGGTCCCAATTCTTAGAATTTTTCTTTCTTTGAAAACAATACATTACTCCTAGTAAAGCGACCCACACTTGTGAAGCCCCCATAGCTTCTAAAGCTCCATTTCTATAAGCAATAAAATTATTAAATGCATGTACGAAAACTCGCATCCAAAAAGGAGCTTGTAAATCCCTTAAAATATTCATATAACTGTGAAATACAAGATTAAAAACAGCGGAATAAGGTCCATATCGCATCCATTTGTCCAATGTTTCATAGACGTGATTGAGAAGAAAACTAGTGGTTGGAGAAAAGGTCCTTATAGCTTCTTCCAATATAGGAGCTATCAATAATGGATAAAAACCATCGCTTCTTATTATTGCGGTTACCTTCGTAAAGAATACATCTAAAAATGTTTTAATCGAGAAGGACTTCGTCAGAGCCAACGTCTGGTGTTTGAGGCCTTCGGATAACAATAAAGAATCTTCAATTGTAACTGAAAGCTTATCAGAACAAGCTAGAGCTACTTTCTTTGCGCCATCGAAGCAGAGGAAACCAACTTCTTTAACAGTGGAACAAATCTTCTGTAGAGTGTTCCCCCTTAAATCAGCTGCAGCCGGGAGCAACCACTTACGCATTAAAAACAACACAAAAGCTGAACCGATACATATTCCAGCCGAGGTACTTAAAGCAGAGCATTGATATGAGGCTCCCGGATAACGCCCAGGATTACGGACCTCCGCTAACCTCTCTTCAACCTTAGTGAATTTGGTTATCTCCGACCAATTATGTAATGCTTCTTTCTCTCGACCATCATAAATAATAGCGCTAACGGTATCCCCCATAACTCTTGTCAAGAACCCAGGAAATCGTTTTTTCAAACGTTTAGTTAAAGTATTATTGCTAAATTCTGTATTTACCAATGCTCGCACCGCATCAAGTAAAATTCCTGACATGGCTTTCCCTCGATAAACTAAGTTTTTCTCTCTAAAGGTTGGAATATGCACTAAATAGTGTGTAGGATAAGCCAAAGCATCTATCACCACGGGATACCGAAAATACAACGACCACTCATAAATTTTCTCTCCAACCCAATATTGCTTCTGAACCGGGATCAGTTGTATATCTCCAACTTCTGGTGGTGGTTCCATAGACGCCAACGGTTGAGCTAATTCTGGTTCTCGCATAACGCAAAACAATTTATAAGGCCCAAAATGTGCTAAATCAGCTATAGATAAACCCATATAGGAACGATGAGTGTATAACCAATTTATATCTGGATGGGGAGCATAATTAACTCCAGTCACATCTGGAGAAAACAAAATAAAATTGGTATCCATATCTCGAACCCACAAACCCTCATCGTACAACTCTGAATCCATCCCAGCATGACCAAAAAAACTCCGAGCTATCACATATACTTGCCCCGAATTTGAGGCATCGCATAATATTAAAAGTTCCTCTGGATTTAAGGGCGTTTCATTCTTTAAGCCACTTTGATACACATCTTGTACCAAAACGACATCAAAAGCATCAGGAATCCTTCTTCTATTGAAGCCTCGTGCTACGTCTCCTTCTATAGTGTGTATAGGAGCCGGTATCCAATTCAAACTTAAATCTAAATTTGCAGCTGGCGAGAAATACTCATTTCTAGTTGATCCATACCAATCCAATACTGTAAGCTGCTTCTTTCCATATCCTGCCCTCTTCAAAAAGGCTCGCACACAAAAATCTCGGTATACTGCACTAATTGGATGAGCACATCCCTCTTTACGATAATGCCTAGCTGTAGCAAACTTCAACCCCGACTCGTGGCTCTTAAAGTACTGCTCCACATCTTTCCTTTTGGGTAAAGCTATGGTAAAATCACCTGCTCAATCGCTTAGGGTGTAAAGCTTTCTAATGCTCTCTGATTCAGTGCTTTCCGTTTCTGCACCGTTTTCACTATCATCACTAGCCAATGTTTCTGATACTCTACTCTTTGAATTCATCTTAGAGAGTTCCGATGAAGATTCTGACCTGGAGGTCTCAGAGTTGCTATCACGCAAAACTGCTTTCGTGGTATTAACCTCTTTTTCTCCTTTATTTTTCTTCTCTTTAAAAGGAGCGGTTTTCTTAACTTTAGCTTTCCTACTATCTTTCAACTTCTTGGGAGTCCGACGCGATTGTTTTGCGGAACCCTCTTGCTTGCTTTCTTGTTTGACGCCGGATTCC